GTTAAAACTATAAGTTGGTACTTCTGTGTTTGTTGCATTAAAGCGATATTGTTCTGTAGAAATACCACTAAGGACAGCACGATCTTGAGGACGGCCGAACTGAACAGTTTCACTCATTGCTGAGTTAATAACTTTGATGAATTGTTCATACCAGTTATTGTTACTTGGGTCATTCCATAAGATTGTTTGATTACCAAGATTTCTACCATTGCTATCAATAACTTCTTCGGTAGTTGCAATGGCTGTAAATTTTAAAAGACCGCTTGCAGGAACATTACGTTTAGGATTGTAAGATAATAGACGTGCTAGACGTAGAACACTTTCTCTACGTTCTGCTAGTTCAAGGAAGTTATCACGAGCATTTAAGTCAAATCTAAATGCTAGGTTTTGACCCAAGAAAGCAATGAGATCGATAAGGGCCAAGTACTCACTTGACTCAATATAATCGTTGAAATCTTCTGGATAATTTTCACGCAGGTACGCAATCATCGTACGGCGCAAGTTGTCAAAGTCGTAACTTTGAAAGTCCGCATTACGGAAACTCTGGTAGATTTTCTTCCAGTCTTCTGCGGCTATTAAGCGATTTTGTCTATCTACACTTCCCATATATGGTCCTCACACATTATTTATCGTGTAAGGAAAAGTGGGTAGTTAATTATAAAATGCTGTTGTCTTGGTCAAATCTGTAGCGTAGACTTTCAGAAATGTTGTAAGGCAAGTACGTTAATTCACACTCTATTTGCAGGCCGCTTTCATACTCGCTGACAACAATATTCGAAACTTGAACTCGAGGATCGTAGTTAATAATAGTTGTTACGTCATCAAGGATTAGTTGTTTGATTTCCTCAGTAAGCGGTTCAAACAGAATATCCCAAATAATTGTACCAAACTTTGGATTCTCTAGTTTTTCACCGCGGCGGATATGAAAATGATTTATAATATCTTGCTTGATTAAAGCAATGTCGTAGAGAGCAAAAGACCCCGATTCTCCAACCGTGCTGATACCTCTGTAAGTACGACTAGTAACAATACTAACGTCCCTACTAGAAGGTATTTTAATTCTAGATACAAGGTTCTTTTCTGAGTTCATAGTGTTATTTATTTGGTATTTTTCTTAAATGTATCAGGAGTAGCAATTAGTTTTCCGTCTTTAGGTTTAGCATCTGGAGTATGACCTGCTGGATTTAAATTTTCGTGACCTGACCACGGTTCAGCCTCAGGAACTCTACCTGGTTTATCTCCGGATCCTGCTGTTGCGGCTGCAGGACCGTTCATATGAATCTGTGAAGCAGTTTCTAAATGATTGCCACCACTGTTAATATTAGTTGTTCCGCTAGTGGTTATCATAGTGTCTGCGCCACTAACAACTTCCATATTTGCACCACTATCTAAATGCATTTTATCGCCAGATAGAATATTAACTTTTCTGCCAGCACTCATATTAATATCTCTATCAGCAGTAATGTTTAAATCGTTTTTAGTATGAATACTAACACTATCTGCGGCAAAGATATCTATTTTTCCGTTGCTAGTTAATTCTATCCAAGTTGTGCCTCTAGCATTACCTATGTAGATTAGATCTTCTGTGTTATGTAAAAGGATTTGATGCCCAGTTCTTGTACGAATTCTAACTAATTCGTTGTGCGGTAAAGTTGGATCTCCTTGCTCACCGTTTTCTACGTTAGCATATTCAGGAGGTCCTTCGCTTGCTGGGGTTTTACGTAATAGCGTTGGATCACCGTCATCCATGACAAATGTTGAGCCGCCGAGTCTGCTAACAAATGCTCCAGAAACTTTACTTTCGTAATGTCCAAGAGCACCAGTTTTTGCGCCAGATCGTCTATCAACAGGTCCCGGAGTACTCCAACCGTAGACATTGCTAGGCATATCTCGTCTAGCACTTGATGTTGTTGTTCCTCTAGTTTCGTCTGTGGCAAGTCCTTGTTTACCTAATACTGCATCAAACGGATGTACTGGTTTTTTAATTTGTGTTGTATCTCGTTGAACGTTATCGTTAGTGCGTTTATTAAATTCTGCTACAACTTTTTTACCTTTAGTAGTGTCGTTGTGCAACTCTGTGGCAGCAAGTCCTGGAATCATGAAGTTCATGTATTCGTCTTGAACACAGCCAATCCAATATCCTTGTTTGATGTCACCTTCTACAAACACAACTAAAACAAGTGCGCCGACGTCAGGAGGTACTGCCCAGAAGCCGTAACTTTTTTGAGTACCGTTGTAGTCATTATTTTTATCGGTGTACGATACACTAGTCACTCCATAAAAAGGACTTAGGTATTTTACAGGTATAGTTTGTCCCTGACGGTTGGCTGTATTACCAACTTCTCTTAATAATTGTACTTGGAGAGTGCCCATGTACTTAGGGTCGATATTACTAACGACTCTAGCAAGGTAAGGACCTCCATCAAAATTATTTGATTGTTCCGACGATCTTTCTATTTCAGGCATTATGGTCCCATCCAGTCACTTGGAAATTGTTGCGCTCTTTCAGCATCTGTCATTGCAGGTGTAGCAGAATTTGCTGCCACTGTTGTTGTTTTGTTTGTTTCACTTGTATTCTTAGGATTTGCTGTTGCTCGGCCGCCGCTATCATACAAGCCACTTCCGTCGTACAACTCGCCTGTTTCAGTATTTCTTCTGATATTACTTACTTGTCCTGTTTCGTCTACTATTGCTTCACTTCCGGCTGCAAGGTAATTATCAGCGGCTTCGTTTTCGCTAACTGGTTCTGCAGATTGTTTCTTTCTACGTTGAAGTTTTAGTTCTTGTGTAAATTTACCTCGTTGAAAACGATGGTTAACAAAATTTACTTTATAAAGTCCGCTGAATTGCTCAACAATTTCAGTGTCACCGAAAGTCATTATTCCAGTATCTTGATCGTAGTCTAGTGGAGTTCTGAAATTAATAATAATGTCGACTTCTCCGCTTTGATAATCCATAGCATTACTTTCTGTAACATTAAATCGGCCAGAACCTCGATTACTAAAGTTGCCCATGCCGCTGTCTGCTAAGAAGTAAGGATCTCCTGCAATAGTCAATGTTGCTGTTACTAAATCTGTTTCGCTTTCATTGAGCGCACGTTGGAACTGTTTAGCAATTAACGTTTTATGATCTTCTGAAATTGTACCGCCAGGGTTTGGGTCAACTTTTAAATTTTTACCCGATCTAGCATTTCCTGTCAATACTTCTTTCGCCACAGGTGTATTATCTTGAGTTTTAGCAGCCGTGTTTCCTTCTGTAGTAGCACTTTGTTGACTATTGCTGACTATCTGTTTGTTCATTTTATTTTGATCTGCGGCAATAGTATTAAAAAATGCTTGCTTGAATTCAATTTCGAAATTTATAATTTCTGTGTTTTTTCCTGTGTAGATATATTCGTAGACTTTGGCTGCTTCATTCTTTAACTTATCATATCCTTTAACAGGAGCACTAGGTGCTGTTGACTTTTCACTGTGAACTTTATAAGGAACAATTTTAAAAATTAATAGTTTAGGTTGATTGTTGTTACCAATGTTACCTTCTTTAGGAGTTTGATAATCGACTTGCGTTTCAATTCTAAACCAGTTAACCATACCTAGTTGATCAACTTTATTCTTATCGAGCGCATCTTTACAATACTTGCTGTTAATTAAAACACTAGAAATTGCGTTAATAATACTTGTACCTTGACTGTAAATGAATTGTCTAGTTTTAGAATCATAGACTACTCTATTTCTAATAGCAGGTAACTTAGGATCAGGTTGAACATCTTCTTGTTTGTTTACTTGACTTTCGCCACCTGTTGATCCATCAAAGTCCATTGCACTTAAACCAATTTCATTAAGTGTTTCAGTGTCTTGAATCAAGTTACTAGCACTAGTTTCTCTACTGACTGTTATAGTACTGGCTGGCAAATTAACTGCACTTCCGCCGTTGTCATTAGGTGGAGAATAAGTCCCGTCATCTTCTTCTACTTTAGGAAAAACAATCACAACTTCGTCAAAGGCAGTTGGTACATTTTCCTTTTCTGCAAATTCTTGAAGACGTTTATTAATAACAGTTTGTAAACTAAACTCTCCCGATTGCAGAATTTCTTGTACAGTTTTTCCGCTAACTGCAAGGTCAACTTCAAAAAGTCGATAATTGTTATCTAACGGTAATTCGTTAGACGGATGTCCTTTAACATTGTATCTTGCGCCACCATGCTTAACTGACATAGCAATATCTTTTAGTGTTATAGGAATATTGCGAGTAGTATTTGGAATGATTATAGGTTCGCCATCGGCATCGTAGCCTACAAATTCAATAGTCAGTAAGAATATAGCATTTAGATAGCCGTTAGGCCATCCATTCTTTCTTGCGGCAACTTCGCACGATTGTAAAAATACACCCATGCTATAAGGCTCGATAACTTCAAATGTAATATCTGTAGCATTACTACCTTTAGTTTGTTGGTTAAAGGTAATGATAGAATTTATGTCTAAATTGTCAATATAAAAATCGTATTGACCGCTAGGATTATCTCTATAAGTCATTGCAGTGCTTTGACTCGATGTGCCAGCACCTGCACTTCTTAATATTATTTCTCCTAGATCACCGGCTTTATAACTGTTTCTAGGATCTCTATTTGCTTCTGCTGTTATGCAACTTAATGTAAGAACAGCATTGAAACTAGAAAATGCCGATAAAGGATTAGGAAATGGTACTGGTATATCTTCTATTAGATTGCCAGCACCGATTGTAACAGTATTAGGAATGCGTGTTTCGCCAAGGGCTCGATCAGATCCGTTATATGTTTTGCGTGGAACAGGAGTTACAGTACTTTTAACTGTACTAGATGCTGTTGGACGATCTGGAGGAACTCCTGTGGCTGCTCCGTTAACTGCTTTAGAAGCACCTTTAAAATATGCGGCTCCTGATGTTCCGTTAGCGTCTGTCTTAGTTAACTTGCCATTAGCAACTGCTCCAGCGCCTAGTAAGTGAGATGCGGCTCCGTAACCAGCAATCTGATCAGGAGGAGTGTCTGGTGTTATAACACCTTTCTTACTTAAAACATTAAAATTTTGTTCAGATAATCTATCAAATGCTTGATCTTGAAGTTGTTTGTTACTAAGATAGGCTTGCTTTCCGCCAGGAATAGTCCAGTTATCTGGATTATCTAACAGTGCTTTATGACCGGCTGCTCCTAGTTTAGAATAGTCTGTAACTACACCAGGTTTGATAAGACCTTGGGCTTGCAAGGCTTGGGCACCAAATTGATACGCACCAATGTATCCGAATTGGTTTTCAATTCCGTAATTGCCGCCAGGTGTGCCGCTTTCTTTTGTCCTAACAAAATCACGATACTTCTCGTAATTGTCAGAACCCATGGTGTTTTGCATCTTACTCATGGATTACAGTCCTAGCAATTTAAACAACCCCGATTTCTTAGGAACGTAAATTTCTACTCCTGATCTAAAATCAAAAATAGGATCTCTGATTACATCTAAATTTCTCTGAGCAAAGACCCACCATAACTTAGGAGTGTCGTAAAGATAGTTGGCTAGTAAGTCTGGTCTAAAATTAAACTGTGGTTCAATAACATAAAGAATGTCATCGTCTTCTGCTGCCACTGGTCGGATAGTGAAATAATCAAGATAACCGGACTTTAGTCTAGTTCTGTTCCAAGGACTTGTGTTAGAATACTTTGCAGGCATTAAATGAATCCTTTATCAAAAATGTAATTTCCTTTAACAAAGTCTTGCAAGTTAAAGTTTCTAACAGCATCTCTACTGTAAACAGGTTGTAGTGTTATATTAAATGTGCTTCTAACAGGCACATATCCTACGCCATCTACATCAAAGTCTGCACCTTCGATTGTAGAATTTCCTACAAATTTGCTAGGAATATAATCTACATCTTTAGGCATTTCAACTGAAAAGTTTGTAACAACTACAGGAATGTTATTGAACACAAAATCACCGTAGCCGTTGAGTTTTAATACTGGAGGCGGTGCACCTGGATTTTCTGTATTATCGCCAAAGTACATCTTAGTTACACTTCTAAAGAAATGAACGCTGGCTATCCAGTAACTGGCATCGCTACTGTTTTCACAATAAAAGTCTCCAGTGATGTTGATCTTGTCCAATTTACTGTTTTCGTAACTAAAGAAAGAATAATTATTGTGTACAGGATCCATAGCCGAATAACTTGCTTGATGTGACAAGTTGATCTGTGGAGTAAATGGAAAAATAAATTTTCCGTTGGCTGTTAAAGGTTTTAGAATTTTACTTTCAGCGTATGATCCGCCTGGAAGAGACAGTGTTACTCTCCAGTCTTTGGCTTCTGTACTAGCAAATTTTGCAGAAGCACTTTGCACACCAGATTGCGGTTGAGCACCTGGTTTTAAAAAATTACTGACTGCGCCGCCGAACTTTCGAATATTGTCAACTAGTCCGGCTCCCTGTTGCAGGGCTTGACCAGCGCGGCCACCTATAGTGCTACCCAACTTGTTGGCACCTTGGACAAAATTATTAAGATCTAATGGCATGTTTGGCTATCTCCGTTACACATATTTATTGACTTTAAAAAGTGCTGAGTTTATTATATGCTAGAGGAGTACCATAATAATAATGAAAAAAGTTAACTACCTAAACAATAAGGACTTGCTATCTGAGATCCATAAAAGCAAGAATTCTTACTCTAGTTACACCAAACAAGAATATCATCAGTATGATCTTATTCTTCCTAGTCTTGAAAAAATCAATGTCAGGACTATTGCAGAAGCCAAGCGTAATCGGGCAAAGCGCCTAGCACAGCAAGCATTTGAAGCCGCAAAGGCCGTAAACACAAAAGTTAAACTTGCAGAATTTGAAATCGACTACAAGAAGATTGAAAAGACTGATTTAGTTTTTCGAATCATGACTTACGATCACATTCCAGATGCTCCTGGTCGTAAAAAGTCAGTTAAAAGTGCCGCTGATGCTAAAGAAAAAGTAAACTTTCCTGCTTTCCAACATTGGAAGTTTGACGAAAATGACAACTTAGAATGTGTAGGCAAAAGCCATTGGAAGGGCGGCGTTAAAACTGGCAAATTCTGTAAGGATCACGGGCAGATTACAGACACACTAGCCCGAATGTTTATCAAACTCTGCGAACGATATGCTACAAGAGGCAACGTTAGAGGATACACATATAACGACGAAATGAAGGGACAAGCAATCCTTCAACTTACTCAAATAGGACTACAATTCGATGAAAGTAAAAGTGATAACCCTTTCGCATATTTTACCGCCGCGGTTACTAACTCGTTTGTCCGTGTCATCAATATCGAAAAGAAAATGCAAAACATCCGGGACGACATCCTCGAAATGAATGGCATGAACCCAAGTAACACTAGAATGGTTAATCATGAATATGATCATGCTATGCGACGAGAAGGTGAAACTGGGGATTGACCTTTAGTTGTTTTTCCACTACACTCATAGGACTTATGTTTAAAAAAATAGCCGCTTTTACAGACATCCACTTTGGATTAAAATCAAATTCGCTAACGCACAATCAAGACTGCGAAGATTTCGTAGATTGGTTTATTGCTGAAGCAAAGAAAGAAGGTTGCGATACTGGCATCTTTTTAGGTGACTGGCATCACAACCGTAATAGTTTGAACATGCTTACAATGGTTTCTAGTATTCGTTCACTGGAAAAACTTGGCAAGGCATTTGATAATTTCTACTTCTTTCCCGGAAATCACGACTTGTACTACAAAGACAAACGTGATGTGCATAGTGTTGACTGGGGCAGACATATTCCTGGTGTAACTATTGTCAGTGATATTACAACAATAGGCGATGTTACAATGGTTCCGTGGCTTGTTGGAGAAGAGTGGAAAAAGATGGAGAAACTAAAAAGTCGTTACATCTTTGGACACTTTGAACTCCCGTTGTTTATGATGAACGCCATGGTTCAAATGCCGGATCATGGTGAACTACAGGCTACACATTTTAAAAATCCCGAGTACGTTTTCAGCGGACACTTCCATAAACGTCAAGCCAAACAAAACATTGTTTACATTGGTAATGCATTCCCGCACAATTATGCAGATGCATGGGACGATGATCGCGGAATGATGATTTTAGAACACGGTGGCAAGCCAGAGTATCGTGTATGGCCTGATGCACCTAAGTTTAAAAATATCAAACTTAGTCAACTTATCGACGATTCTGAAAATTTGATTAAACCTAAAACTTATCTACGTGTTGGTATTGACATTGATATCAGTTACGAAGAAGCAAGTTTTATCAAAGAGACATTCTTAGCAAATCCGGATCTTAGAGAACTTACACTAATTCCTGAAAAGAAAGATGTCGAAATTTCTACAGATATTGATGTTGAACACTTTGAAAGTGTAGATCAAATCGTCAGTAATCAAATTGCAAATATTCAAAGCGAAACATACGATCCTAAAGTACTGTTGGCTATCTATAATAATCTATGATAAAAATAAAAGATTTAACCGTTAAGAATTTTATGAGTGTAGGTAATGCTACACAGGCTGTAAATTTCAACAAAGAACAATTAACTCTAGTACTAGGAGAAAACTTAGATCAAGGCGGTGACGACAGCGGAAGTCGTAACGGCACAGGTAAGACAACAATCGTTAATGCGCTATCTTATGCCTTGTTCGGTAACGCACTTACTAACATTAAGAAAGATAATTTGATCAATAAGATCAACGGAAAGAATATGTTAGTTACTGTAGAGTTTGAAAAAGACGGAAAACTCTACAGGATCGAGCGTGGTCGTAAGCCTAATGTTCTAAAATTTTACATCGATGATCAAGAAATTGAAAATGCTGATGTAGAAGATGAAGGTCAAGGAGATAGTCGAGAAACACAAAAAGACATTGACGAACTAATTGGCATGAGCCACGATATGTTTAAGCATATCATTGCTCTTAATACCTATACTGAACCTTTTCTTTCAATGAAGGCCAACGACCAACGTGCTATCATTGAGCAACTTCTAGGTATTACTGTTCTCAGCGAAAAGGCTGAACTGTTAAAAGAACAAATTAGAATCAGCAAAGACGACATCTTTCAAGAAACTACAAGGATTGAGGCTGTTAAAAAGAGCAACGATCGTATTCAAGAAAGTATTAATAGTTTAAAGATTAAACAAAGTGCATGGCAAAAGAGCAGAGATGCTGACATTGCTAAGATTCAACGTGCTATTGACGAACTTGCCGGAGTAGACATTGACTACGAAATCAATCAACACGCACTAGTCAAGGCCTACGACGAACATGCGGCTAAAATTAAAAGTCTAAACAAAGAAAAGGCCACGCTCGAAACAGCACTGATGCAGGCCGAAAAGACTGTTAAAAAGTACGAAAAAGAAATTCAACAACTTGCTGATAACAAGTGTCCTGCTTGTGAACAAGATTTACATGATCACAAGCACGAGGAAATGATTAAAGCGGCAGAGAAAAACCTCATCGATGCTGATACATACATGTCCAAGATTGCCAGTGAGTTGGAAAGTGTAATCAAAGAACTAGACGCAATTGGAGATATTAACGGTCGTCCAAAAACCTTTTACGATACACTAGATGAAGCGTATAATCATCGTAGTAATCTAGAAAGTCTTGCAACTCAATTGGAAAATAAACGCAACGAACGAGACACTTACCAAGAACAAATTGAAGATCTTGAAAACACTGCTCTTCAAGAAGTTAACTGGGACACTGTTAACTCTTTGACCTTAGTTAAAGAGCATCAAGAATTCTTGCTGAAACTACTGACTAACAAGGACAGTTTTATTCGTAAGAAAATTATTGATCAAAACTTAGCGTATCTCAATAATCGTTTAACTTATTATCTTGATAAAGTTGGATTACCTCATAGTGTTGTATTTCAAAACGATTTAAGCGTTGAAATTACACAACTAGGTCAAGACTTAGACTTTGATAATTTAAGTCGAGGAGAACGTAATAGATTAATCCTCGGACTATCATGGGCATTTAGAGATGTCTGGGAAAGTCTATATCAGAATATTAATTTGTTGTTCATCGACGAACTTATCGACAGTGGTATGGATGCCGCTGGTGTTGAAGGCAGTCTAGGTATCTTAAAGAAGATGGGCAGAGAACGTAGCAAAAACATTTACTTGATTAGTCACAGAGATGAATTAATTGGTCGTGTAAACAACGTTCTAAAAGTTATTAAAGAAAACGGTTTCACAAGTTACAGCAATGACATCGAAATCCATGAGTGATGAAATTGAAGATAGTCTGCACGATAAACTGGTAAAGGCATTTATCCGTTATTGTGCAGCCAATGAAAAATTTGAAAACTTTGGTTTTAACGATAGTGCAGTTACGGCACGCAATGCATTAAACGATATTAGTCGGATGATTAAAGATCGTAGAAAAGAAATACACGAAAAAAGAATTAAAATGCACGGGCACAAAAGAAAAGGCATACTACCAACAGAACCCAGCGAACGCAGGCAAAGAAAATTAGACAGGCAACGCCAAAAAGAAGAGGCACAAAAGGCAGGCGGTACTAACTAAGTGAGTGCAGTGGACATATCAAAATCAACCAGTAGACGAAATACCAGAAGGCTATATTGGCTTTGTTTACCTCATCACGAATCTTAAGACCGGACAAAAATACGTAGGCAAGAAACTAGCACAGTTTAAAAAAACTAAACCCCCACTCAAAGGCAAAAAACTTAAAAGAAGATCAGTAGTAGAAAGCGATTGGCGCGATTATTATGGTTCTTCTGATAGGCTCAATGCAGATGTCCAAGCACTAGGTCCGGAAAACTTCACAAGAGAAATACTTTATCTTTGTAAATCTAAGGCAGAAATGTCATACTTAGAGGCAAGGGAACAGTTTGAACGTAGGGTTTTAGAATCTGACGAATACTATAACGGCATTATTAACGTTAGGGTAGGCGGTTCAAACATACTCAGGCAACGTCTTTTAGAACAATCACAAGGCAAACTCAACGGTTAAAGCAAGCGTCGGCTAATATCGGACGCCCAAATCCCTGGTGATGTCGCGGGGTAAGGAAATCTCTTGCCGTAGGAGTACTCAGCAACTATCCTTAACAGGACGACGATCGGATATGCCTTCATACAACCGGTTTTGCTGTTTAAGAAAATTTTTAAAAGGCTAAAAGAGGGTTAAAAACCCACGGCTGTACACATGTTAGCGTATGTGATACAGACCCGCCGTTGTGATAAGACAGCATGATTAGGTACCGGACAACCGCCTAAGTTAGCAGAAATGCTTGTAGTGCAAACGCTAAGTGAACTGTGCAACTCAGATAATGTTCATTTCTTGGCCCTAACGGGCTAAGTGTGACTGAACAATCTAGATAATATTTAATGTGCTTCGCACTTAATAATACTTCTATAATTAATTTAGAACTTGAATAGTTCGAGCGAAAGCGAAGAACAGATGAACGTAGTTCATCTTAATTGGTACTAAATATATTATCGCTAAGGAATACTCTAGAATGAAAGCAATTGAAATATTATCTGAAAGCAAAAAGATCGAAGAAGGTCCTGCTGGAATTATAGGTCAAGCAGCCAAGCGTATTGGCGCAGGTCTTTTAGGTGCTGCCGGATTAAAAACATGGGCCGGACAACTTAACGATAAAGCAGATGTTGGTACATTTGCTAATAGATATTCTAGAGAATTTGATAATTTCTTAAAGTCTGCTGGTAAAGATTTTGCCAGTGCTACCTTTGGTGATCTCAAAGATTTTATGACTAAAAATAAAATCCCAGCACACAATGTACCTAAGAATCCAAATGGTCTTGTAGATAAAGATATGGTTAATGCTATCTTAACCAGAACTGCTGGAGATTTTCTAGGAGGAAAAGTTCCTGGAGATGAGCCTGCTAGTGATAAAAAACCAGCGGCCGGTGCTACTGCACCTGCTCAGAGTGCTCCTGCAACACAATCTGCACCAGCATCTGCGGCACCTGCTCAGAGTGCTTCTGCAAGTCAGCCATTTAACGTGCCTGCACTGTTGCAAGTTATTCCTCAAATGAACAAACGAGATCTTAACAAGATTCTTAATGCTACTCAGACTGCATTGCAGAATCCCAAATTGGCTAGTAAAAAAGCCGCGGCAGGTCCAGCACCTACAACAGCCAACATGACACCTGCTCAAGTTCGTGCTACTAAACAAGCCGCAGCCGCTAATGTTGCCCGAGCACAGATGAAAGCAAATCCAGTTGCTAAAGCAGAACCTGCTAAAACTCCTGCACAAGTTAGAGCAGAGAAACAAGCAGCCGCAACACAAAATGCTCAGAGTCAAATGGCGCCTTTTAGTAAAGTAGCGCCTGCACCTAAAGTTTGGAAAAACAACAGAAACCCAACAGCACCGGCAACTAGTCGTCCGACTAGACCTAAAAAAGCAGTAGCCGTTTAAAAGAACGGCATTCCTGACTTTTTAGTAGTTTCTAAGTTATCTTTGATAATTTCTGAAATAACTTTTCGATCTTCGTAACTCAGTGCAAACGCATCGTCGATTGGTACGCTTCCTCTCATGTACCAACAAAGACGATAAATCTCATCTTTGATTTGCAATACTTCGTTATCGAGCCCCTTAACCATCTCCAGTGCTTCGGGGAGAGGAAGGCTAAGGAGCCTTACCCGAAAAAATTTGAACTATCTAGTGTAATTGGAACTTCGAATTCAGGCAAAGCACCTGCTTCGATTTCTTCTGGTGTACTTTGAACACGGAATGGTTCAATGTTAAACTTTTTCTTTTGTTGATCTAAGTGCGCAATAATAGTTTTTAAGATTTCTTTGTCAGCATTATCAACAAACTCTTGAATAAACTTTTGATCTGTTACAATACCATCAGGGGTAATAACTTGTTCAATACCAGATGTAACCATGCTAATGGTAATTTCTGTTAGTTTTCTAAAACTAATGGCAAACTTTTCTAACTTGTCATTGTCGTCGAGTTTTTGATCGTTGACAATTTGTATAATTCTTTGTTCTTCAAGACTGCGTGTTGAGTTACGTGTAAACTCTTGATAGTTCAACGGACGAATTCTTACTTCTAATTCATCGTTGATCTTGCAGATAGGATCAAATGTTGCATTTACAAGTTTATCTAAAATTAATCTTAGATCTGTTTCGTAGGTTTTTTCTTCGTTTAAACCTGGCACTACTGTGTTTACATCTAACATTTCGCCATAGGTTGCAATACGTATAGCAACAAGAACAGCATCTAAATCAATGCTTGGAATTTTCCAAGCATCTTTGATGTTTGGCATACAACTTTGAATAATATCAACAGTTGCTTGGCCGTTCATTAATGCATCCGGAGTTTTCATAACAATTTCGTCTTTAGCAGTCATAGAATATACAGGATATTCTCCAGACTCGGTTTTTTCTAAAACACCAGGCGGGTAAAAATTGCCCGAACTAGGCAACCTAATATAGATTTTAGGTTGTCTAAAATACTTGTGCAAGGGATTTTGCTTTGCATTTTCCATGGTTTTTAACTCCGATAAATAAAGTAGTGCCTGTTATTTATATACGCACATTTTAGGTAAAAACATTATATGTCCAACGTAACTGGTGAACTTGGTGGTCAGCCAATTGTATTAGAAAATGCCGCTTCAGAAGCAACGCTGTACGCATTGCTACAAGCCACGTTGGCTAATAATTCTAAAAAGAGCGACGCCGCAAAAATTCAAAAAGCCTATGAAGAGGCTGTAAAAAAATCTACAGATCAACAAAAAAGAAATGCTGCCGCTGGCGCAGAATTTGAACGCCTGCAACAACAAGAAAAGAAACGCAGAGAAGACCTTAACAAAAAGATAGAAGAAGAGAAAGAAAAACGTAAAAAATTTATGCAAGGCCTAGATGAACTAGGTCAACTAGTAGGCAAGACTCTTGGAGTTGCGTTTAGTAGTGCTACTCCTAAAGTTTCAGATTTTACAGATGCACTTAGTGGTATACCAATAATTGGTCCAATTATTGGTGCAGTAGGCAAGGCCATGCAGGACCAAATTGATAAGTTTAGGGAATTGAGCACTGTAGGTGCAGATTTTGGTGGTAGTATTGATAATGTAAGACGTGTAGCCGCAGAAGCAGGACTTAGTTTAGAAACTTATACTGCTACAATTAAAGAAAACGGTAAATCTTTAGCAATGTTAGGCGGAAGTACTACTGCTGGTGCTAAAATATTCAACGAAGTTAACAAGAGTCTTCAAGGTCCTTTCCAACAAAGTCTTGCAAGATTAGGATTTAGCATGGAAGAAACTGCGGAATATACCGCAGGTTACCTTGCACAACAAACTCGTTTAGGACGTGCGCAAAGAATGACTCAAGAAGAGTTAAATGAAGGCGCACAAGAATACTTGCTACAATTAGACATGCTGGCTAGAGTGCATGGTATGAGTCGTAAAGAAGCACAAGCCGCACTAGATGCACAAACTCAAGATAAAAGATTTAAATTATTCTATGCTCAAATGGGCGCCATGGGCAAAGAAACTAGCGGCTTTATGGCAGGTTTGTCTAGTGCAAACAAAGAATTTTCAGACGGTCTTGCCGACTTAGTGATGAACAATGGTGTACCTAGTGCTAACAATGAAATGGCACAGAGCATTGCATTGAACAGTCCACGATTAGTAGCATTGGCCCAACAGTTAAGAGAAGGAACAATTACTCAAGAAGAAGCCAACAAGGTTGTTAGAGAAGAAGCAGCCAGAATGGAAGAACTAGCAAAGACCCAAGGTAAGACTCAAGCACAGTTCTTAAATTTAAATTCTGGTGTTTATCTTGCTAACTCATCACTAGTTGGTATGAGTAAATTTGGTGAAAAAGCATCAGAGGCCTCTCGAGCACAAGCAGAAGCAGCCGCTAATGCCGCAAGAGATCAAGCAAACTTAGATAAAGCACTTTTAGAATTAAGAAATCATTTAATGAATGCATTAATGCCAGTATTCACTATGTTAACTGGAGCAATTACTAGTGCAATCCCAGCAATTACAGATTTTGTAGGAAAGTTTGCAACTATAGTATCAGGCGAAGGCGGAATTAAAGAAGGCCTAAAATTTGTAATGAAAGAAATTGGATCCTTGTTAGGATCTGCTCTTTCAGAAATGTTAAAGGAATTGTTTACTAACCCAACAGTTATAGCAGGACTGGTTGCAGGTATCGGAGTATTATTTGCCGCACAAGCCGCAAAAGCAGTATTAGTTCAGAAACTTACAGACGCAATGTCTGGTAAAAACGGTGCAGGTGTACCTGATATTGATAAAGGTACTGGCAAAGGCGGAAAATTATTAAAAGGCCTTAAAGGATTTGGTATCGGTGGCGCACTAAGTATTGGTGGAGATTTAGCCGCAGATGCTTTAGGTAGAGACACTAAAGCAGGCGCAGGAGCAGATGTTTTAGGTACTGCCGCTGGCATGGCTGGTACTGGAGCATTAATTGGAAGTGTTATACCTGGTGTAGGAACCGTGATCGGCGGAGCAGTGGGCGGTGTACTTGGTGCAGGTATGGGCTTGTGGGAAAATAGAAAAACATTATTTGGCGGAGATAAAAAAACCGAAAAAGCACCTCAATCAGGTGACATGGCTATTGCCGCAGAAGTTGCTCAAACTACAACACCTGCGGAAGTTAAGGCATTGGTGGCTGCATTAAAAGAATTAGATTATGGCAAATTGGTTGTTCCGTCTGAAGTTCATACAAGCATGGAAACTGGTACGCTTAAAATGCGACAACTTCGTGGCGAAGTAAATGCAATGACTTCTGCATTTAAAGAACTTAACAATACTGGTTTAGATAAAATTACTCAAGGCATTGGCCGTCTTGATGAAAGTTTTAAGAGTTTTAACAAGAGTTTTGTTGATGATTTTATCACTAAATTTAAAGAATTGGACAAGAAGAGTCAAGAGCAACTCTTAACTGACCTCAACGATAAGATGGATCTGTTAAATACTAGCATGAGGTCTCTTGTAGAAATTAACGAAAATCAAACTCGTTACAGCAAGGACACTGCACGTAATACCAAAAATGCTTCAGGTAGAGTAAATTAAGGATCCTAAATGAGTTGGAAAAAGTATTTTTCACCAGTTAATACAACAGCAAGTAATGTAAGTCCAATCTCGGGATCTGGTGGCCGAGCAGGTCCAGCACGAACAAACTATAGTTCATATCTTCCAGATGTTTATACAGGCAGTCCTAATCGTATTGAACGTTATATGCAATACGATACCATGGACTGGGACAGCGAAGTTAATGCCGCACTAGACATTCTAGCAGAATTTACCACACAAAAGAACAAAGAAAATGGCACACCTTTTACACTAAAATTTAAAGGTCGTCCAACAAATGCTGAAATTAAAATCTTAAAAGAATACTTACAGCAGTGGACCAAGATGCAACAACTGAACAATAGAATGTTCCGTATTGCACGTAACTTGTTCAAGTACGGTGACGGATTTTTTATTCGTGATCCAGAAACACAAAAGTGGTTTTATGTTGATCCAGGTAAAGTTGTTAAAATTATTGTAAACGAAAGCGAAGGAAAGAAGCCTGAGCAGTATGTTATCCGTGACTTAAACGTAAATTTTCAAGATCTTGTTGTAACACAGATTAATCCTAATACACAAAATCAACAACCTGGTGGCGCTGCCTATGTTCAAGGCGGTAGTGGTGCAAGAGGAATGACTGGAGCGTTCCCACAACAAACAGGTACACGTTTTTCAACAAGTCAAAACGAATTTGCAATTGATGCTAAACACGTTGTTCACTTGTCACTTAGTGAAGGTTTAGACAACAATTATCCATTTGGTAATTCGTTGCTAGAGTCAGTTTTTAAAGTCTACAAGCAAAAAGAATTGCTTGAAGATGCTATCATTATCTACCGTATCCAACGTGCTCCGGAACGTAGAATTTTCTATATTGACGTTGGTAACATGCCAAGCCACTTGGCTATGAGTTTTGTTGAAAGAGTTAAAAATGAAATTCATCAAAGACGCATTCCTAGTAGCACAGGTGGCGGTTCCGCTATTGATAGTTCTTACAATCCGTTATCTATCAATGAAGATTACTTCTTCCCACAGACCGCTGAAGGTCGAGGAAGCAAAGTTGATACTCTTCCAGGAGGAACGAATCTTGGCGAGATTGATGATTTAAGATACTTTACTAACAAGTTAATGCGTGCCTTGCGTATTCCAAGTTCTTATCTGCCAACTGGTGCAGATGATAGCCAAGCACAGTATAACGATGGCCGCGTTGGCACAGCATATATTCAAGAACTACGCTTTAACAAGTACTGCGAACGCTTACAAGGTGCAATGATCGACACGTTTAATACAGAATTTAAACTGTATTTGCACAACAAAGGTGTTAACATTGACTTTAGTTTGTTCGATTTAATGTTCCAAAGTCCACAAAACTTTGCCGCATATCGTCAAGCAGAATTAGATAATCAACGTATTGGTACATTTACACAAATGGCAGCATTACCATTTGTTTCAAAACGTTTTGCTCTTAAGAGATTCTTAGGTATGACTGATGAAGATCTTGCAGAAAATGAACGTATGTGGAAAGAAGAAAACGGTGAAGGTACACCAGTTTCAGATGCTGCCGGCGAATTGCGTACAGCAGGTGTAAGTCCAACAAGT